ACCCACTATATTAGAAGAAGATACTGAAGCTTTTAACCAAGCATCAGATCCACCTACATGGTAAGATGCTGCACCTGGGGTACTACTTACAACAACTTTAGGAATTGTTTGTGGTCCTGATGCTTTTAAAGAAGAATATCTTACATCATTTAGTTCTATATAAAATTGACCAGATTTTGGTGTATAGATTCCTGCAACTTTATCATTATAAAGTATTCTAGTTTGATTTCTTGCAAAAGCTAATTCATTTGTAGAAATTGTTGTATTTGTACAATGTAAATATGTTCCAAGAGAATTGTAAAACCTATTTGTTCCATTAAATTTTAAATAGCCTTCTTTATTCCAAGCCATTTGTGCAGTTTTAACCATAGGTACATCAATACCTACTGTTTTTGATACATAAATTGGTGTACCAAAAAATGTAAGAGGTGCATTACCATTCTGAGGGTCAGGAACTGTAGTCCAATCTGGAGTAATAGTTCTAGTTGTATCATTTGTAAACGTAACATCTGTAAACTCAATAGATGTTGTTTCTTGTTGAGGTGCGTTAGGTCCTGTATGTGTCACTACTGGGTTAGAAAAATTTAAATGATCTACTATAGCAGAAGTTCCAATTCTTTGTAAAAATACATTATTAAAAGATAAATATATAGAATATTTTAATGTACCATCTGGATTTTTATCCATATCAAAAGACATTCTGTCTGTTGATATAGGATAATATCCTGGAGTAGGATTAGCGTTTAATTCTAAATAATGTCCATTACCAACTATGTCTAATCTATTTACATCTAAATTAAGCATTCCTACATAATTAGAACCTGGGGTAGCATGTAAAGTGACACTAGATAATAATGTTATTTTATATCCTGCAAATTCAGGTGTCATCCAACTACCAGTTCCTATAAAGGCAGTGATTGCTTTATTTAATGTTTTAAATGGTTTTACTTCAGTACCTTCTTCAGAAGAAGCTGAAGAGTATTGATTTACATAAAAACTAGGATTATTTAAATCAGGAATTAAATCAATTGTTACTTCATCATTAGCAAGATTATAGCCTAGTTGTAAAGAAGAAGTACTTAACGATCTAATTTTATGTTTTTTAGTAGTTGCATCAAAATCTTTATATACAGAATACGCATCTGGAGCAGTTCCACCTATTGTTTGTAAATTTTCTTTTATTTCTAAAGAAACATCAGTTGCATCAGAACTAGCATCTAAAGAAATACTATCTTTAATTGCTTTAAATTGATGTTTTTTTGTTAAAGGATCATATCCTTTATAAACATTTTCTCCTGTTCCTATATTCTCTAAAAGAGAAACAAGATTTAAATCACATAGTTTATCTATAGTGGCTTGCAGTATATCATGCGTACCAGAATCACTTACAACACCATCTAAACAATTTACATTGTATGGACCATCTAATTCAGCAATAGCAGCATTAGTATCATCTATTTGGATTTGAAGATCACATACACCTTTAATAATAGCAGTTAGTAATTCGTTTAAAGATAAACCATCACATCCTGCACATTCAGCTAAATATTTACTTATTACATTACAAATAATTGACTGATCTATATCTGGGTAAATACCAGATCCATCTATAGCATTTACTAAATATGTTGTAATTGCTAATTCTACAGAAGATAATGTATCACCATTATTAATACCAAGTGCAGGAATAGCAAGTCCTGTATATTTTATGCACTGATCTGAAGTAGTCTCAGCACAACCATTAAAGCAATTATTACAGCCCATTATTTTTTTATTAAAAGTTTAACTTTACTTGCAATTTTATTTACAGGATATTGTATAGCATAATCAGGATTAACCTGTTTATACGTCAATATTTTTTTATAGTTCAAAAGACTGTTATACACCCATGGATAAAATGGTCTATTAACCATTAATGTCATTGTATTATATAATGACATAGACATAGTTGTAAGTTTACAATCTATTTCTGCTATAAGGTTAGATATGTTTTCACACTCTACACAGTTTGTTAATCTAGGAGAAAGCATATTTACAGAAGGATTTAATTTTTTTTGATATATTATAACAAGTTGCACATAGCCCATTAGTTAATTGACATCCACAACCAAAGTTACCTCCACAATTTCTACATGTTGCCATTTTTAATAAAAGTTAGTTATATAATTGTTACCTGTACATCCACAATCAGCACTGATAAAATTGTCTAACATTCTATCTGCTTGTTGATATAATTTGTTTGCTTCCACTGTTGCACAGTTATTTGCTGCTGCAATAGATCCTTGGATAAAGAAATAAATAGAATTTAATTCAACATTTGATTGTTGTTTAATTGCTCTATCACATTCCATCATGTCTAATTTCATAAATGCATTATCAAACTTCTCTTGAAGTTTATCTACACGCATGAAAGATTTTTCTACATAATTGTCAAGTGCAGGTGCTATTGAATATTTAAAATAATAAACACCATCAGGAAGAGGTTGCTCAACACCAGATGATGTAATTCCCAATGTATCTGACTTAAATATATTTAAATCATTGACAGTGAAAGGAATAAATACTTTTCCAAATCCAGGAACTGTTATCTCAATTGTTGGGGATGTAACAACTGGAGGATCATCAGGATAGGTAGAAGCATCTGCAATCGCAAGAGTTAAAGTATTATATGTAGGAATTACTAGAATATCTAATTTTAATGTTGGCATATTTTTATAAATAAAAATACCAGAGGACTTGAGAACATCCTCTCACCCTCTGGTATAGGTTTAATAATCTTTACTACTTTATTCTTATGGAATAAGAGTGGTAGTAGTACTAGTAGAAGGCCATACTGTAGTAGTAGTTGAAGTTGTAGTGATACAAGCATTATTATCAACAACAGTACCTAAAGCATTTTCAAGAGCAGTTTGTAAAGTAGCAGAGATACCACTTACATCAGCATTTGGTGCAGCAATAATAACTGTAGCATCTTCATGGATATAATCACCCCAAGAGTAAGCAGCTTTATCATACTCGTTAAATTTAACGTAGTAAGTATCATAAGTAACACCAGCAGATACATAAGTCTCAAAGTTCTCATTGTATCCATTCATTCTGTAAAGGTGTTTCAAATAACCTGCTTGGTAGCTATAGAAGTTTTTCTCTAATTGTTGCATTTCTGTAGACTGTCCTGAAGCATAAGAAGAACGTTGAACAATAGTAGCATTAGCTACAATGTTACAAGTATCAGCAACAATAAAGTCAGCAGTAGTAGCAGGACCAGAGTAAACAAATGTACGGAACCACATTCTGTCATATTCATGAGGGAAAGCAGCAACATCACAAGGTTGTCCGTAAGCAGTTAAAGGTTTTGCAGTGATAACCAATTGAGCTAAAGCATCATTTCCAACTCTTTGGAAGTCATAGAAATTATTAAAGCTAATGTTATCTGGGTTGATACCAGGTGCTTGTAATTTTAATTTTACGATGAAAGCATCAATTAATGCAGGAACATCTACAGTTGTACATGGATCACCTCCACAATCACAACATGGTGCTTGTACAGTTACTGAACGTGTGAAACCATTGAAATACAATGTATCAATGTAAGAAGAGTGTGCTCTAAGTGTCAATGTAACAACATCTCCACATTTCACATTCCAACCATCTACATTAGTAACTTGTACTGCAGGAGTAGAACATCCTGAAACTTTATACCACTCAGTTACATTGTGTTTGTAACCAGAGTTTAATACTCCAGAAATCTTGTCAGAACGCTTAGATCCTTGTAAATATGTATTTGCTCTACCTTGAGCTACATAGAAATAAGGAGCTGTACTAGGAGTAGCTGTTGCTACATAGTTGTTATCAAAAATTCCAACTATTCCTGCTGTCAAGTCTTGCGTAGAGCTACCAGTTGGCAAAGTAGTTTGAGCCACTGGCACTACGAAAAACGTAGTTAATGAAAAATCAGCCATTTTATTTATTTATTTATTAATTAATTATTTATTCGTTTGTTTGTATTCTATATTGTGCAGTTTGCATTGCAGACATATTCTCTGTATACATTGATAAATTTTCCACTGTAAGATCTAGAAGTTCATCTTCTAAATAAGTTTCTAATTCACAATCTTGGTCTATTGAGTTTGTTCCATCAAATTTAACATATCCTTGTTTATCAATATAAACTGGATATCTCATATAAGAAATGTATATATCTTTTGGTGTAAATGTACCATCTGTAAATATACTTATTTCATCTGAACTTAAAAAATTAAATGTTTCCTGATATTCAAAACTTGGTTTATAATGTACATTGTTTAGAACAAATTGAAGATCGCCATGTTTGGCAAGATCTCTGTTAATCCAAATTTGTCTATTCTTGCATCTTCCTTTATCAGCTAATATATAACTATCCACATAAAACATATATTTAGGTGTAATAGTATGCAAATTAGCAGACCATTGATTTAATTCAGAATTTTTTAATACTAAGGGCAGCATTCCTGTTTTGTAAGGCATTACAAGACTTTGAAGATCTTCATAACGCTTTTTAAAGGAATCAAACCCAAGACCACTAACCACACTAATACCATCTACTTTTTGCTTTATCAACTTAATTTGAGCCTCGTTGAGGGCTAAAATTTTATCCTCTAATTGAATTTGTTGATGCTCATTAGTTGATAGCTTATTCAATCTTTGATCAATCTTGTATAATAAACTATCTACTGGTATCATATTTTATATTTTATAACTAGCCGCTTATACAGCAGCTAGTTTTTTAGTTTTTAACTTTTGTTCTAAAGTTATTAAATCATCTTGATGATCATCATCAGCAAGGTATTTAACAAGTTCTTCTTCATCATTAGCCACTTCAAATTCTCCTTCATAGACTTTACCACTTGGTTTGATTCTATATACAGAATGTGCAATAGCTTGTTTAACTAAATCTTTAATATGGAGTAAATTTTCTCTCATGTCTGCAAACCTGTTAAACACTTCAACTGGATTTAAGCCTGAATATTTACCATTCTTAAATTCTGTTTGTTTTAACATGTTATCTACTTGATTATAAACAACTTCTTCTTTTGTTTCTTCTGTTACTGGAAGACCTAAAAGTCTTGCAACTTTTCTTTTCTTCTCAGGAGTCATAGAATCAAACTTAACAATTGCTTTGTTAATCAGTTGTTTTTTCTTAAAGATAACAGCATTTTCGATTTCATCATCCACTACATAGAATTGTACATCAGCAGCAAATTCTCCTCTTTCCCAAGCTTGGTAACTTGTAGCAATAGTTGGATGAACTCTCAACCAAGCAAATGCTAGTTCTTGAAAAGGAATGCTTAAATCAAAGTAGTTATCACCATCTAAAAGTTTAACTGGTTGAACGTGTGATACATCATCTGTAGAAGTTGATAATCCATAGTTCCAAAAAGCTGAACGTGGACCAAGATCCATATCTCCAAGATCTTCCTCAAGTTTTTTTCTCAAGTTAGTAACTCTTTCGATTTCAAGTTCTCTTTCAGTAGGATCTGAAATTCTTCTAATATAAGCTGCAGTGTGATCAAGCCCTGTTCTGTATTTACCATCTAGCTCTTTATAAGGATATTTAAAAACTCCTGTTCCAGGGATTCTTGTCATACCTTGTTGAGCAAGGTTACTTTGCATGGTTTGTAACTGCGTGCTGTTATACTCTTTTTTGATAGTAGAGATTTTTCCTATTTTACCCATATGTAGTTTAATTAAAAAATTGGTTTAGCTGAGTGTTCCAATTGAATGGATATGCGACCAGGGACACCCCAATCCATCACTCATGTTTATTTTTTTAAAGTGCAGCACTAAGGCAAATGCTTAGTTGGGCACTGTTTGAGAATCATCCCCTCTAGGAGGGAGAGGAGTCGAGGGGATTTTTCTCGAAGAAAAGACTCTAGGGCAGTTCTTGTGGTATGCCGCTAGAGTACTATTATCTTTTATTAGAATTGTGGGATTTCCTCGATCAACACAGTTCTTGACAAATCTTCAATAAATACATCACATCTGTCTTTCATCCAGATTTCGTATCCTGGGAATTTGTTAGCAGAAGACATACCTTGAGATTTAGCAAAACCTAAGTGGTGTCTTGTACCATCAATATAACCCCAAGTCATAGAAGGAGCACCTTTCATACGTACTTCTCTGATGTTGTTTACCATTGAACCATCACCCATTGGAGAAACATCAAACACCATAAATACTGGAGTGCTCTTTTTGTTTTGTCCAAATTCTAGGTTAGATTGTGGAAGATCTAATTCTTTTAAGTGAATAAGTTCAACACGACCAGTTTCACGAGTTACCATTGCATCAAATGCAAAGTTGTAAGTGATGTGTTGTCCTTCACCTTGCATGTATCTGTTTCCAGAATCAGCCATGAAAGTAAGACCTGAGTTCAATGCATCATTTTTCAAAGCTTGTTGGAATACATCGAATCCAGCTTCATTAGTGTACATTTTAACTCTACGATCTTTAACATCCACTCTTCTGTAGAAAAGATCTCCAAATACAGAACGAATCAAGTTTGCAGAAAACTCACCTCTGTTATATTGTACTAAGTTACCATTGTTACGCATTCTGTGGTAAACACCTGCAGATGTACGTTTAACTTCTTGTTTAGAACCGTTAGTTTTAACTGTACCTGGTTTAGCCCAGATCATACGTTTAACTTTTAATTCCAACATAGATTTACGCATCCAGAATTCGATGAATGGTTCCCATTTAACATCATTACGAGTTAAAGGTAATTGATTTCTTCTTTGTGGTGCATAAACTAAGATGTCAAGAGCTTTACCTGAAGCATCAACCATCATTTTATCATCAGCCCATTCTGTGATTTTGTGCTCATAACCATATGCAGAACCTAAAGATTCGAACATTGTGATTTGCTCACCCAATCTTGGAAGACCTAATAAATCTTGATCAAATTCACCAATTGCAGCATCAACTAATTCTAATTCAATACCAACTTGTAAGAATGTAGAAGAAACGAAGTCTACTGTAGGATTGTCAGACAATAATGTAAATGAATACAAGAAACCTGCATTCCAAGGCATTGGATCTTTGATCACGTAGAAACGTGGACCATATTGACGAGAACCTACAGATACAATTGCATTTTTAGAAAATTCATTAGTATCTAAAACTAATTGAAATTCTTGACCATCAATACCTGGTTTAGATAAATCAAGTGTAGAGTTAGGAATGTCAATAATTTTTGGAAATTTGTAAGGAACTTGTATTTGCCATTTCCAAGCATCACTATTATTATCGATGTAATAAGGTGTGCTTTTGTTAATCATGTCTAAGAAGTCATTGCTGTACAAAGAACTTTGCGTGTAAAGACTGATGATTTTTTTATCATAGTCAGCAGGCTCAGTGCTGTGGAATGATTCTAAGTGATTTGAATCAGTAAGTTTTCCTACTGCACGTTTGTCCATAGACGCAACACGAGCATAGGTAAAACCTGTTAATCCTGGGATTGTTTGAATTGCCATTATTAATTATTTTTTTTGTTGTTATTAATTATATTCTAAATGAACCATTTATTTGCATTGGAAGGTGTTGTACCACCTGTCTTAGATTTTGTAACTTGTCTTGCCACTTCACCAAACAATTCATTAGATTTTTTTGTAATCCCTGTTTTTTGAATAGTAGATAGTGTAGGATCTTTTTCTAACATCTTTAGAAGCAAAGCAACTTTAACTTTGGTTGCATGATTCTCTGGGCGTTTAAGATCTAAAATAACTTTATCAAAATCTGTCAAAGTTTCTCCTGTTGGAGTTTTCCATTTATCTACTAATAAGAAATCTTGAACCTCTCCAGCAATTTTAGGATTTAATGGAATACCATCAAATTCTTTTGCTTTTAATTTATCTCCTAAAATAGATTGTACATTACTTATGTACTGATTTCTAACTGCAGCTTTTTGTTGTAATTCTTTTTCTGCTGTGGCTTCTAATTGATTAAGCTTTTGAGCTTCTTTCTTTACAAGCACTTTATGATGTTTAGCTGCTACGTTTTCAAGATCTCCGTAATTCTTTAATCTTTCAATTTCTGTTTCAACATCGTCTGCATCAAATCCTTGATCAATCAAACCTTGTTTAACAACTTTCTCTTGATTACTTTCATTAGAAAGATCTAGTTCAGCAAAGCTAACTGCTGTATTATATACACTATAATAATCTTTAGGATTTACTCCTTTTACAAATATGGCATCAAACGCATTTTGATAATCTTCACCAAACTGTGCAATGAAGTTTTCTACCATTTCAGTTGCTCCTCTTTTCTTTTCAGTATTAAATCTTTCAAGAAATTCTTCAGGAGTGGAAATAGCTACATCTTCTTCATCATCTCCTTTAGAGAATACACCTAAATTAAATAGGTCATTAGCTAAAGCTGAGAATTGGGTTCCTGCTGGTGCATCTTCATCTTCTTCAGAAGAATCTTTTGCTGCAGGCTTTGGTGCAATAGGAGTTTCAACAGAATCATCATCTTCATCTTCAGTGTTATCACCTAAGAAGTTTGAAAGAGCTGTTTGACCTTCTTGTTCTGGAGTAGCATTTTCTGGAAGAGGTGTTACTTCTTTTCCTCTATCTTTTGCTGGTGCTGGTGCTGGATCTTCAACTTCTTTAACAATTTTCTGAATATCTTCAG